AATATTATACGGATGGCCGCCACGTGCCCCCTAGGAGCATTAGAGACTTCTAGTATAAATGAGGCTCCAAGACTCCAGCAAATAGCACAGAAGTTGAGAGCTCCCCTGGAGCCACTAACAGAAATTTACAAAAATGCCCCGACTTTCCCATTCTTTTAGATTACAAGCCAGAAACATATTCCTCACATATCCCCGTTGCGACATACCCAAAGATGAAGCTCTTCAAATGCTTCAAGCCCTTTCATGGACAGTCGTCCAACCTACCTATATCAGAGTCGCACGTGAGGAACACTCCGATGGACACCCCCATCTACACTGTCTCATACAATTATCAGGAAAGTCCAACATCAGGGATGCAAGATTTTTCGACCTTACTCACCCCAGACGGTCAGCCAGTTTTCACCCGAACGTGCAAGCTGCCAAAGACACCGTTGCCGTCAGGAACTACATCACCAAAGATGGTGACTATTGTGAATCCGGACAATACAAGGTGTCTGGGGGTACCAAGGCCAACAAGGACGATGTCTTCCACAACGCCGTCAATGCAGGAGGTGTTTCAGAGGCTCTTGAAATTATCAGAGCCGGAGATCCAAAGACCTTCATCGTCCAACACCATAACATCCGCTCCAACCTGGAATTGATCTTTAAGAGGGCTCCGGAACCATGGGCTCCTCCGTTTCCCCTCTCATCGTTCACTAACGTTCCTGAAGAGATGCAAGAGTGGGCGGATGATTATTTTGGAAGAAGTTCCGCTGCGCGGCCTGTTAGGCCCATAAGTATAATAGTTGAAGGTGATTCTCGAACTGGTAAGACGATGTGGGCTAGAGCATTAGGCCCACATAATTACTTGAGTGGCCATTTAGATTTCAATTCCCGGGTCTACTCAAATCAAGTTGAGTATAACGTCATCGATGATGTCAGCCCGCAATACCTAAAGCTAAAGCACTGGAAGGAATTGATTGGTGCTCAAAAAGATTGGCAGTCCAATTGCAAGTACGGCAAGCCTGTTCAAATTAAAGGGGGTATCCCATCAATCGTGCTATGCAATCCTGGAGAGGGGGCCAGCTATAAAGATTTCCTGGAGAAGCAGGAAAACTCATCACTTAAAGCCTGGACAATCAACAATGCTAAATTCATCTTCCTCAACTCCCCCCTCTATCAAACCACGACACAGGATTGCGAAGAAGAGAGCAATCAGGCGACGACGAATTGATCTGGACTGCGGCTGCTCCATTTACCAGCATCTCAACTGCACGGGCCATGGATTCACGCACAGGGGAACTCATCACTGCACGTCAGGCAGAGAATGGCGTCTATATCTGGGAGATAACAAATCCCCTGTATTTCAAGATAATCAGGGTAGAGGATCCACCGTACACTCGGACAAGAGTGTACCACATCCAGATAAGGTTCAACCACAACCTCAGGAGAGCATTGGGTCTCCACAAGGCATTCCTGAACTTCCAAGTCTGGACGACTTCTCTGACAGCTTCTGGGTCAACTTATTTGACTAGGTTTAGACACTTAGTCATGCTTTACTTAGACCGATTAGGAGTAATTACGCTTAACAATGTAATCAGAGCTGTGCGTTTCGCAACAGACAAATCTTATGTCAGCTATGTACTTGAAAACCACGTAATAAAATTCAAATTTTATTAATTCATGATCGAATCGTAAAAGTAGATCCGAATCTTAAGCGTTGCATACACAGGGTTAGAGGCATGAGTACATGCCATGTACAATAGGAGTGCGTTCTCCGTGTGATTCTCGTACTTCCCAGCCTCCTGGTGATTATACACCACATGATTGTTGACCTTCCAGAACCTCTTGACCAGAGCCTGTTCATTGCTGGCATACTGACCGCCAGTGACCTTGGCATAGAACTTGTGCATGACCTGATAACGATCGCGTAGATCGTTCTTAACCGTAGCAGTGCTGGGCTCGTTGTCAAACATGTTGAAGACCTGGCCAAAGTCCATTGGTGTGCCATACGGTCTACGGTCCCTGACCAACCAGAACATAACACTGTTCGTGTGGTTCTTGAGCTTGATATTCTCGTCCATCCATATCTTCCCTAAAATATACACAGACTTAACGCAGAAACGCTTACCGACACGGTGAGTAATACCATTACCTCGGGTGACATCAGATATACACATAACCTTACCGACATGAGAGATATCATGTCGCTGTTCATAGGACTGGACCTTGCATGGCCCTTCACACCCTCGAGGGACATCTGGAGTTCTGAAGGCCCGGTATATCCTGGGCTTCCTGTACATGGGTCTGTTGACCCACTCATTGGCCTTGTTGGACCTAGGCCCAGAACCTCCACGAGGAGCGGTGTTGGATAAACGGCCAACCTTGGAAGTTCCCGCCATCAGGCGCCACGGGGCATCCCGCTTAGGCATCTTGAATTGAAGACCCTACCCGGTCTTCCTTTAATTTATAGCCGTTAATCAACAACTTAGGGACCAAGTCTTTCACAGTTATCTAAGCTAGTCAGGCGCATTATCATTGGTCGGAACGAAAGTTAATTCCTTTAATTCAAATTAAAGGAGATAGACGCGCGCGGGGGGGGAAGCGAAAGGAGATCGCGCGGATACGAGAGCGCCACGTGGGGGGGGGAAAATCGCGCGGCCATCCGGT